CCACCCCGGTGCCGACAATGGCGAATATTTTTTTTGTCGCCGCCGACGTGAGGAGGCTCTGACTGGAAACAGTTTTGTGCTGAGCCTCCTCATGTCGGCTGCCACTAGAATGAACAAACACCAGCGCCACATTGTTGCCGCCGAAGCCGAACGAGTTGCTCATCACATGCCGTAACGGCGCGGGGCGCATCTCGAGCACCGGCTCCAAACCAATCGCCGGATCCGGCGTGGCAAAGCCGGGATTGGGCGGAATCTCCTGATGCCGCAGGGCCTGGACGCAGACGACGGCTTCCATCGCGCCGCTCGCCGCCAGCGCGTGCCCGAAGAACCGTTTCGTGCTGGAAACCGGCGGCAGGCGCCCGCCGAAAACCGCCTTGAGCGCTTTGGCTTCCGCCAGATCGTTGTCGCGCGTGCCGGTGCCGTGCGCGTTGACGTAATCAATTTCTTCCGGCGTCACGCCGGCGACCGCACACGCCTGGGTCATCGCGGCTAAGGCGGCACTGCCTTCGGGATGCGGCTGCGTGAGGTGATGCCGGTCAATGGTTGTGGCGTAGCCGGTGATTTCGCCAAGAATTTCCGCGTTGCGGCGCCGCGCGTTTTCGAGCGTTTCCAGCGCGAGCATCGCCGCGCCTTCTCCTCCCCCTTTAGGGGGAGGGGTTTGCCAGCCGATTCCCGACGTCCGAACGGAGGACAAAGACAGTGAGCAGGATCACACGAAAGAAGCCAGAGGGTCAGTACCCCAAGGGCGTCGTGGTCCACCCACGGCTGCCGGCCTATCCACGCAAAGACGGATACGGCCTGCGGGTGTGGTGTTGCTGGTGTGACGCCTGGCACTACCACGGAGAAGGCTTCGGGCACCGGGCAGACCACTGCATCACGAACTCGCCCTACGTCGAGACCGGCTATGTGCTGACCGATCCAGCAACGATCGAGCGCAAGGCCTAAGCGATCAGGTGTCATCCGTGACCCCGAAAAAGCGGAGCGGCTCGAACGTGCCGACCACGAGCGCACATACCGGCTGGCCCGCAGAGCTCAGCTGGGGCGAGGAGAAGCTCGCCCTCGACATCCGCGCCACGGGTCTTCCGGCGCCGGTGCGTGAGCATCGATTCCACCCGGTGCGCGAGTGGCTCTTCGACTTCGCCTGGCCGAGCGAGCACCTGGCCGTCGAGGTAGAGGGCGGCACCCAGGGCGTCATCGTCAACGGCAAGCGCGTAGCCGGCCGCCACACCAGAGCAGCTGGCTACGAAGAGGACTGTCGCAAGTACTCGGAGGCAGCGATCCTTGGCTGGTGCGTCATCCGGGTGACGACGGCCATGGTGAAGTCCGGACAGGCGATCGACCTGATCACCAGAGCACTGCAGCCGAAGGGGCCGAGCGAGGGCCAAGATTGACAATCAACCGACGCTCGCTTGACAACGAGCACGAACGATTGTCCTGCAAACGCCACGTATTGACGACACTGCGCCGGATGGCGTCCACGATTACACCCGGTTTCCTAAACCTGGTGTCGCTGGTTCGAGTCCAGCCGGGGGCGCCACTTCTGTGCAGGAACTTCGTAGATCGCTCGAGAGCCAGGATGCACCCTCGACTCGCCCAGGGGCCAAGAAAGGGCCGAAGGTCGCTCTCGACGCTCCTACGTCTGCTTGCGGTAGGGCCCGCGGGCACCCTTCACCGAGGCCGCCGGCGCCGCGTCCGGGAAGGCGGCATCGACCACACCCTTGCGGCTGCGACGCTGCGCCGGCGTGGTGAAGCCATAGGTGCCCAGTGTCGTCGAGGTGTCGGCGTGGCCCACGATCTCGGCCACGGCAACGGGCGAGATCCCGCCGGCCAGCATGAGGTTGATGTAGCTGCGCCGCAGGTCGTGGAAGCGCAGGTGAGCCACCTTCTTGCTCGCCAGGCGGCGGGCGTAGTTGCCCGATGAGATGCGGCCCATGGGCTGCCCGTCGAGCTTCGTGCAGACGTAGCCGGTCTTCGCCCAGGCCTTGCCCTGCAGCAGCGCCCAGCGCGTCTGCTTGGCGTGGAAGTCACGCAGCATCCTCACCGTGAAGGGTGGCAGCTCGGCGATGCGATCGCTGGCCTCCGACTTCGGATCCTTGTCGCGGTAGTCGCCCGCACCAGCGCAGATCCGGGCGTTGCAGACGTGCAGCGTGGCTGCCTCGAGGTCGACGTCGGCCCAGCGCAGACCGCAGACCTCGGAGGCGCGCAGGCCTGCCGTTGCGGCCAGCAGCACCGGCACATAGAGCTGGGTGCCCTCACAGGCCCGCATGATGGCGAGCAGGTGCTCGGGATCGTCGGCCGAGACGCCCTTTCCCCGCTTGGACACCCGCGGCCACTCGGCGCGATCGACCGGGTTCTGCCGCGCCCAGCCCTTGCGGATGGCGTAGGCGAAGGCGGCGTGCAGCAGCGCCAGGTGGTGGTGCCGCGTGCGCGCTCCCAGGCCTGCCTTGCCCAGCTGGGCGCTGAAGCGGTCGATGCGCTCTGGCGCCAGTTCCCGCAGCCGCAGCTCTCCCAGGCCATCGACTGCCCGCTTGCCCTTCTCGCCGGCGACGCCTTCGATGATGCGCTTGGAGTTGCGCCGATAGCTCAGCATCGTCGTCGGTGAGAGGCCGCCGGCCTCGCAGATCTTGAGGTAGACGCCGAGTAGCTCGGCGAGGGTCATCTTCGAGTTGCCGGCGAAGTTGCCGGCCAGGGCTTCGGTCAGCTGGTCGTTGAGCCAGGCCTTCGCCTCGCGCTCGAGTCGGCAGGTCTTGCTCGGGCGGCCGCCACCGATCGCACGCAGGTCGAGACGCGCCTTGTAGCGCCCGTCAGGGAGCTTGCCGATCCAGCCGCCGATCTCCACGCCACGACTCTAATAGCCACGGGCCACAGAATGTGCCTCGTGAGCAAGACCGAGCACACCGAGTCCTGGCGACCGCGATCGCTCCCTCGCCAATAGTGCGAGATGGTGGCCGTGCCTGAGTGTCTCTCGGATCAGTTCCCTCACTTCGACCTCTCCTGCCTGACCGCCAAGCAGCTCGACGTGCTTGAGATGCGTTACTGTGGCGGGCTTTCCTGGCGCAAGATCGCGGCCTTTGAGGGCTGCTGCCAGACAGCCATTCGCTATCGGAACCGGAGGGCGCTGCGTACCATCACGCGGCACGCTCGGGGCCGGTTTGGCCTCTAGGGGTGCACACCTGACGCTAAGGTAGTGACCCACATGCTCGCCGGCGAAAGGTCGCATGGCTCCTCCAGGAAAGTATCGCGAGTGGTTCCCCGACCTGGTGCGCTGGATGGCGCGCTCCGGGCTCACATCGCTCGAGGTGGCCAGGGAGCTCAAGATCTCGAAGCAGACGCTGTATGTCTGGCGCGCCAAGTACCCGGATCTCGCGGACGCCATGGACGATGGCCGCGACCTGGCAGATGCCCGTGTCGAGGATTCGCTCTTCCAACGGGCCCGGGGCATCAGCTGGGAAGAGAAGACCTTCGAATCGCAGTGGAACTCGGCCACCGAGAAGTTCGAGATGGGCTGCACCAAGGTGGTCACCAAGTTCACCCCGCCCGACACGGGCGCCGGCTGCTTCTGGCTCAAGAACCGTCGCCCAGATCAGTGGCGCGACATAAACCGTTTCGAGCACACCGGCAAGGAAGGTGAGCCGATCAAGCATGAGCACGACTTCAGCCACCTCTCGGATGCAGAGCTCGAAGCAGAGATCGTCAGAGAGGCACAGGCAATTACTGGCCGAGCGGCAGCGCCGTCGAAGTCAGTGGAACCCCCACATGCCGACGAACAGGCAAGGGGCCTTTCTTGACCTCACCTGTCGCGAAGCGCTCTATGGTGGTGCTGCCGGCGGAGGTAAGACCGATGCTCTGCTCATGGCCGCCCTGCAGTACGCCGATGTGCCCGGCTATGCCGCTCTCATTCTGCGCCGCAGTTACCAGGACCTCGCCCTGCCGGGCGCCATCATGGACCGCGCCAACGACTGGCTGCGTCCAACGGCGGCTCACTGGAACGACACCGACCATCGCTGGACGTTCCCTTCCGGCGCCACCATCACGTTCGGCTACCTACAGACGGAGAACGACAAGTACCGCTACCAGAGCGCTGAGTTCCAGTACATCGCTTTCGACGAGCTCACCCAGTTCAAGGAGTCGCAGTATCTCTACCTCATCGGCAGCCGCTTGCGACGTAAGGCTGGGGTCGAAACGCCACTGCGGGCACGTGCCGCCTCCAACCCGGGAGGGGTCGGTCACGAGTGGGTCAAGGAGCGCTTCCTCGCCGCACACGAGGAGGATGACCGCGTCTTTGTTCCGGCGCGCCTGGCCGACAACCCATACCTCGATGCTACCGAGTACCTGTGCTCGCTCGATCAGCTCGATGCCGTCACCCGCGCCCAGCTCCTGGAAGGCAACTGGGACGTCCTGCCCGAGGGCGACCGCTTCAAGCGCGAGTGGTTCGGTACGCCGCTACCCGAGCGGCCCGCATTCCTCACGTCGTGGATCCGCTATTGGGACAAGGCGGGCACTGAGGGTGGCGGAGACTGGTCTGCCGGCGTGCTCATGGGACGTGCCGCAGCGCTCTACTACGTGCTCGATGTCGTCCGCGGCAAGTGGTCGCCGGCCGACCGCAACAAGGTCATGAGACAGACCACGGCACTCGACGCGCAGGTCTGTCCGCGCTACTCCGTCTGGACTGAGCAGGAGCCGGGCAGCGGAGGTAAGGAATCAGCCATCAATACGGTGACCGAACTGGCCGGCTATGACGTTCACGCCGAGCCCGTCACCGGCAGCAAGGTGGTGCGCGCCAACCCGTTCGCCGCCCAGTGCGAGGTGGGCAACGTGAAGCTCATCGCGGGGCCCTGGAACGCCGCCTACCTCGACGAACTCTGCGCCTTCCCCGATGGACCGCACGACGACCAGGTTGACGCCTCATCAGGCGCCTTCGCCAAGCTCGCTGTGGTGCAATACGAGACCGGCAGTATGAAATATGCGTGAAGGGATCAGGCCGTGATGGCCGCAAGACAGCGACCACAGGAGCGTAAGTCATGGCCGTTCTGATGCCCACCTTCCTGCAGGCACAGCCTCAGGGCAACAACCTTATTCAGCGCTCCTATCTCGAGTGGCTCGAGGAGCAGGAAAACGAGCGCGCCGCCAAGTACGTCCAGTGCCGCGCCTACTACGATGGCGACCACGAAACCCAGCTCACCGACCGGATGCGCAAGTTCCTCGAGCTGAAGGCCGGTCAGGACTTCTCCATCAACGTCTGCCCGATCGTGGTCGACTCGCTGGCCGAGAAGCTCAAGGTGGATGGCTTCATCTGTGAGAGCGGCGCCGACCTGTTCAAGGAGTGGTGGAAAGCCAATCGCATGGACGGCCAGCAGGGCGTTGTCCATCTGGCCGCTGTGCGGGACGGCGACACCTACGTACTCATCGAGTGGGACAACGAGCTCAAGCGGCCGGTCTTCACACAGGAGAACGCCTGGGATGGCACGCAGGGTATGCACATCGTCTATTCCGACGAGCACCGCATGTTGCCCGTAGTCGCCATCAAGCGCTGGAACCTGGCAAGTGGTGTCAACGTCGTCACTCGACGCACGAACCTCTACTACCCCGACCGAATCGAGAAGTACAGCGACGGTGGCGGTGGCGATACCTGGCTGCACTACGACGACGGCAGTGGTCAGTGGCCCATCTGGTGGACCGACAACGATCTCGAGGGTGGAACGCCACTCGGTATCCCGGTGATCCACTTCCGCAACAAGGACCAGGGCTACTCCTACGGCCAGTCCGAAGAAGACCCGGCGATCCCGCTGCAGAACGGCGGTAACAAGGCGCTCATCGACACGCTGTCGGCCGCCGACACGACCGGCTTTCGCAACTACTGGATGACCGGCGGTAAGCCGGACGGCATCGTGACGGCGCCTGGCTCCTGGTTCTACTCGGAGAACCCAGACGCCTCCTTCGGAGCCATTGACGCAGCCGACCTGACCAGCCTCATCGCGCTCAAGGACTCCATCATTGCCGACATCGGCAAGGTGACACGCACACCGCTCTCCTCCTTTCAGCTGACGGGTGCCATCGCTGCTGCCGGAACGCTCAAGGAGCAGCGCGCCGGCCTGGACGCCAAGATCGAAGACCGCCAGACCACCTTCGGTAACGCCTGGGAGGACGTCATGGCCTTCGGACGCAAACTGGCCAACATCTTTGGCTCCGCCAAGCTGGATGAGACGAAACTCATAGCTACCACCTGGATGGCGGCCGAGGAACCGACTGATCTCGACCGGGCGACGGAGGTAGAACTGCTCAACCGTTCTGGTGCGGCATCGACCGAGACGAAGGTGCGCAAACTGCATCCCGACTGGGAGGATGCGAAAGTGAAGGTCGAAGTGGACTTGATCCACAACGAGGCGGGAATGCTGGTGCCTGATATCGGGCCGGTAGCGGGGTGAAGAAGCACCCGAAAGACCAGTTCGCCAAGGAATGGCAGCCCAAGGACACCGTGGATGCCATCGGCGTTGCAGTGCTGGACAAGATCGTCAACCAGGGCTGCAAGTACGTCCTCATCAAGGTGCGCAAGGACGGCAAATACGATGTCAGCGGGCTCGTGCCGTGACCCCTGTCTCGCCCGCGATGGCAGAGAACCTGGCGCAAGAAGTGGTCGCCATGTATGCCGATTCCGAACGAATCCTGCTCGAACGCATCGCGCGTGCTCTGGCGAAAGGCATCGACGCTCCCTACTGGGCCGAGCACAAGCTACTCGAGATCCAGTTCCTCTCCGTCCAGACGCAGCGCCTCGTAGCGGACCTCGGTGACCGCGCCGCTGCCCAAGTCGCTGTCGACCTCGCCAAGGCGTACAACCGCGGTGGCGCGAGCGCAGCGAACGACCTGGCCTCCATCCTCAAGGTGCCACTTTCCGAAGCCTCTGCGCCTATCCTCAGCCTTCCGCCGGTCGAACTGCTGGTCTCTGAGACGATGCGCTATCTGAGTGCGACCGGGACTCGCATCCTGCGGTCCACAATGGACGCCTACCGTTCCGTAGTCGCCGAGACGGCAGGGCAGGTGCTCATCGGAACGCAGACGCGCAGGCAGGCCGCTCAAAGCGCGCTGAACAGGTTCGCCGTCAAAGGCATCACGGGATTCATCGACAAGGCGGGGCGTGGTTGGAACCTCCCGTCCTACGTCGAAATGGCTATGCGCACCGGCTGCGGTCGTGCGGTCGTCAAGGGTGCGATGGATCGCCTGCAGTCGAACGGCCTTGACCTTGTCATCGTCTCCGACGCACCGGGTGAGTGCGAGCTCTGTCGGCCCTTCGAGGGCCAGGTCTTCTCACTCTCGGGCAGTTCTCCCGACTACCCTCCGCTCGATTCAGCCGAGGCAGACGGACTCTTCCATGTGAACTGCAGGCATCAGGTATCGGCCTATCAGGAAGACGTCACCCGCCCCATGGGAGAGGTCGCAGATCCCGAGGGCTATGCAGCCTCACAAAAGTTGCGCTACCTCGAGCGCCAGACACGCTCCGCCAAGCGCCTCGCGGCGGCCGCCCTGGACGATGACGC